TCCTCCTAATTGTCCGGAAAAGAATGATGAATTTCGTGAAGTCACAATTTGTGATTTCACGGATAGTATATCATGTGGAGAAGTATATCTCCATCAGAAGTTGAAGAGGTGAGCGCATGGCATCCGGACGTATAAAGGGCATTACAATCGAGATTGACGGCGATACCACAAAGCTCACCACGGCTTTGAAGCAGGTTGACAAGCAGATCAGGGACACACAGAGCAGTCTCCGGGATGTGAACAAGTTACTCAAAATGGATCCGGGGAATGCCGATCTTCTGGCGCAGAAGCAGAAGTATCTGACAGACGCGATTGACGCGACCAAGAAGAAGCTGGAAGAAGAAAAGTCAGCCCTCGAGCAGCTGAAAAACGGACCGCAGACTGATGATACAATCCGTCAGCAGGAAGCGCTGACCAGGGAAATCGCGGATACCGAACAGCAGCTGAAAAGTCTGACGAAAGAATATCAGAACTTCGGCTCCGTCGCGGGACAGGAATTGCAGACTGCAGGAAAGAAGATGCAGGATGTCGGAGACAAGATCTCCGGAGCCGGGACAAAAATGCTTCCTATTACGGGCGTTGTCACGGCAGCGGGTGTCGCGGCGGTGAAGACTGCGGCTGATTTCGATTCCGGCATGAGCCAGGTTTCCGCCGTTTCCGGCGCGACTGGTTCCGATCTGGAAGCCCTGAGGGACAAAGCACGTGAGATGGGCGAGAAGACGAAGTTCTCCGCTTCCGAGGCCGCAGAAGCCATGAATTATATGGCCATGGCCGGTTGGAAGACGGAAGACATGCTCGGCGGTATCGAGGGGATCATGAATCTGGCGGCCGCGTCTGGCGAGGATTTGGCGACCACAAGTGACATCGTAACGGATGCCCTTACGGCTTTCGGCCTCTCCGCAGAGGATTCCGGGCATTTCGCGGATATCCTTGCAGCGGCTTCTTCCAATGCAAACACGAATGTCTCTATGATGGGTGAGACATTCAAATATGCCGCGCCTGTCGCCGGTGCGCTTGGCTTCTCTGCGGAAGATACGGCTGAAGCAATCGGCCTGATGGCAAATGCCGGAATAAAGTCCTCACAGGCTGGTACTTCGCTCCGTACGATCATGACGAATCTTACGGGACCGATAACCCTTGTGGGTGAGAAGCTCGGAGAAGTCACGGTTGAAACCACGAATTCCGACGGTTCCATGAGAAGCCTGCGGGATATCCTGGCAGACTTGCGCGGGCATTGGGGGCAGCTATCTGAATCGGAGCAGGCGGCAACGGCTGAATCAATCGCCGGAAAGAACGCAATGTCCGGATTCCTGGCACTGATGAACGCCGGGGAGAGCGATATCAGCAAGCTCGAAGGAGCGATTGATACCTGTTCCGATTCGATGGATGGTTATAACGGAATGGCTGAAAAGATGGCCGCTGTTATGCAGGACAATCTGGAAGGTCAGCTGACGATCCTGAAATCACAGCTGGAGGAATTGGCAATTTCTGTCGGGGAAATCCTGATGCCTGTTGTGCGTGACATTGTGACGCATATCCAGGGCTTTGTCGATAAGCTGAACGCACTTCCGGAACCTGTGAAACAGATGATCGTGACGATCGCTCTGGTCGCGGCTGCGGTAGGACCTGTGCTGATAGTGATCGGAAAAGTTATCTCGTCTGTCGGCGGGATCATCAGTGTGGTCGGAAAGTTTGTGGGATTCATGTCCGCGACCGCCATTCCGGCTATTGCGTCTGTCGCTCCTGTGATACTTCCCATCCTTCCGATCATCGCGGCGGTGGTGGCTGCTGTTATCGCTGTGATTGCTATCGTAAAGAACTGGGGAGCGATCTCCGAGTGGTTCAAGGGCGTATGGGAAAACGTCTGCAAGGGTGTAGAAGACATCGGAAAAGGCCTCGGAGATTTCTTTTCCGGACTGTGGGACGGAATCAAATCCGTGACGGAAATCGTATGGAATGGAATTAAAAGTTTCTTTGAAGGCTTGTGGAATGGCATCAAGAGTATGGCAGAGACTGTATTCGGCGGCATCAAGAGCTTTCTTGGCGATACCTGGGACGGGATCAAATCCGCGGCCGGAACCGCATGGGAAGGGATCAAAGGCGGCTTGTCATCTGCATGGGAAGGAATCAAGACTACCGCTGGGACTACTTTTGAGACGATCAAGACGAATATCGAAACCGCGTGGGAGAATGTAAAATCCAACACTTCTACAGCGTGGGAGAACATCAAAGGAACCATCAACGAGAAAGGCGGAGGCATCAAAGGCGTGATCGGAACGGCGCTGGAAGGCTATAAGGCTCTCTGGAGCGCTGGATTTAACGCTATCAACACCGTGACCGAAGGGAAACTCGGAGATGCGCTTTCTACGGTAAAGACGAGGCTTGCCGGAATCAGTTCAGCGTTTTCCGATATGATGGGCAGCGCAAAGTCCGTGGTAAGAGAAGGACTGGAGCGGATTAAAGGATTTTTCTCAGGCTGCAGGCTCGAGTTTCCGAGGATTAAACTGCCACATTTTTCCCTGTCGGGAAAGTTCTCGCTGGATCCGCCGTCGGTTCCGCATATCAGCGTCAGCTGGTACAGGAAGGCTATGGACGATGCATATATACTGAACAGCCCGACTATCTTTGGAATGGCAGGAGGAAGGTATCTCGGCGGAGGCGAAGTCGGTCCGGAGGCCGTGGTCGGTACAGACAAGCTGGCGGAGATCGTAAAGACGGCGGTGGCATCAGTCTCCGGCGGGACTACGGTCATCCCGGTATACATCGGGCAGGAGAGAATAGACGAGATCGTGGTGAGAGCCGCAAGGTCGCAGAATTTCCGGAGCGGAGGAAGATGATTTTTCGGAGAGGAGGAACACGGATTGCTGATAGATTATCCTGTGAAGTTCGGTGAAGAGGAAATTCCGGAGCCGGAAGAATGGTCCGAGGAATCGTCTGTTATCGAAAATGTAAATCAGACGGAAGCCGGGACAGATCAGATATCGGTGACGAGGTACGACAAGCTGTCGGTGGCATGCTCATTCCAGTGTTCTCACAGATGGGCATCGAAGTTTAAGGTTTACAGCAAGGCTGACAGTATCTCCGTCCAGATGTATGACATTGAGCTGGGCGGTTATAAAACAAGAACAATGCGGATCAGGAGTTTCAAGGCTGATCCGGTCCAAAACTCTCAGAGGACGCCGAACACAAACGGACTGTGGGAGATTTCTTTTCATCTGGAGGAATTCTGATGTATGGAGTTTCGGATACGTATAAGACTGCCATGCATCAGGCGGTCCAGAAGTTCCGGCTGACGGGAACGGTCGGAACGACAGATTTTACTGACGAAAACATTCTCGCTGGATCCTTTTCCATCACAAACCAGTGCTGCGGGAATAACGAGGTTCAGATCGGACAGGTCTATGTGGGAGAGCTGGATGCGACTTTTCTGAATCTGCCGCTGACAAGATATTCGCTGAAGAGAATGAAGATCACGCCGTCATTCGGGCTGATGCTGGAGGACGGCAGTTATGAGGATGTACCGCTTGGCGTTTTCAATATCTCCGAGGCATCCTGGACGATGTCGGGTCTTGTGGTGAAAGCCTACGATAACATGTCTCTTCTGGATAAGAAGTGCAATACCAGACAGACGACCGGTACAGCTTATGAGATGGCGCTTCTCGCTACAGAAGCGTGCGGGCTGACGCTCGGAACGACAGAGGCGGAATTTAGGACTTTCGCCAATGGGACGGAGACATTTTCCCTGTATGCGGAGAGTGATATCGAGACATGGCGTGATTTTATCTCATGGGTGGCTCAGACGGTCGGCTGCAACGCGATGGCAGGCAGGGACGGGAGCATTATTTTCCGGTCTTACGGACAGACTGTCGTGGACACGTTGGATGAAGAGCATCGCTTTGAAGGCGCTTCTTTTTCTGATTTTGAAACAAAATACACCGGCCTTTCCTGCGTGAATCTGGCCGACCAGACCACGAAATATTACCACGTGGAGAATGATGACGCTCTGGTCTATAACCTGGGCACGAATCCGCTGATGCAGTATGGAGTGGATGAGACGAAGGACGCACTGCGGACAAACGTCCTGACCGCCCTGCAGCAGATTGACTATGTGCCGTTTAAGGTGACGCTGATTGGAAATCCGGCATATGACCTGATGGACGTGTTCAGCTTTTCCGGAGGAATCGCGGATAAAAACAAGCTGTTCTGCATGACAAAGTACAACTTCAAGTATAACGGCGGCTATGAGATGGAAGGCGTAGGGGAGAATCCGGCGCTGGCTTCGGCAAAATCAAAAACGGACAAGAACATCTCCGGCCTTCTGGCGCAGGTGGAGCAGGGAAAACTCGGCATTACGACATTTACGAATGCTTCGGCGTACGCGATAGCAACAGATGATGTGAAAGTCATCAGCATCCAGTTCGCTACTTCCGAAGCAAACCATATGCAGTTCTTCGGACAGATCATCGTGGATGTGAAAGCGGACGCGGTGAACAGATCATCGAATGCCGCAGGAACGATTGTTGTGCCTATCCCTGCTACAACATCGGGCAGTTCCGGTTCTGAAGAATCCAGCGGGACGGATACGGGCTCCGACAACTCTGGAGGTAGTTCATCTGAAACGACTGAAGAGACAGGAACTACAACAGATGTATCTGTCGAAGTGAATCTTCCGGTCTCGTGGACGGAAGACGGCCAGGCTGTCTGCTATGTGACATTTGAACTGAATGATACAAAGATTGAGATCCACCATCCGGCCGAGACCTGGCATTCCGGGAAGCATACATTTCTTCTGTATTATCCGATTGAGGATGTGACGGCGAACTATACGAATACATTCAACGTGTATCTGCGGATGTCCGGAGGAATTGGAAACATTGAAATCGGCGGCATCGTTGCTTCAATCAGCGGTCAGGCGATGGCTGCTCAGGAAGCGTGGGACGGAAGGCTGGAATTCGGAGAATCTGTCCGGTATTTTGACATCGGCAGGAATAGCCTGAAGGCCGTCGGCTACAGCGTGATGATGGAAAAGCGGATGAAGGAACTGGTACAGAGAAGCTATGCAGATACAGTGACAGGCAGAACCGCTATCGGCGCCTTTTGTAAACCGGCAGATATTTAAAGACTGGCACAAACTGATTTGCAGACCGAATGATAGGAACGGAAGGAGAGAGCGATGAAATTAAAGGGCGAGATGGTGCTCGAACTTACGGACAAAAATACCGGAGAGATCGAGACTGTCAGGGAAACAAATATGATCACGAACGCGGTGAACCACCTGCTGGGGATCAATCCGGCGGCGCTGTGGTACAAGACGAGCGGGGAATATGACGCCAGTCTGATGTGGAACGACAACATGCTCCCGATCTGCCCGAACATGATCGGAGGGATCCTGCTGTTTTCCAAGACGCTGACGGAAGATGCCGACAATATCTATCCGTCATCGGATAACCTTCCGGTGGCGTATGCCAGCAATAACGTGAATTCCACTGCGAATACAGCGCGGGGCAGCATGAACCTGACGGAATCGAAAGCTCTCGACAATGGATATAAGTTCGTCTGGGAGTTCACTCCTTCACAGGGGAATGGAACAATCGCGGCGGTGGGACTTACTTCAAAGCAGGGTGGCGCGAATGCATGGGGAAGCACGGTCAACTCCGCGACTCCTTATCTCTACATCCGGAACATTGACATCGGAAATCTCAGCGAAAAAAAGCAGATGCAGCTCTTCCATGCGGTGGAGATCGATTTTGAGAACAACCTGCTCTATGCGGTCAGCTATAAGGACAGCGCCGTAACGGTAGAGAAATTCAGGATTCCGCTTTTTAATATCGGCCTGAATGAGAAACTGGACGACAGTACGCTGACGCTTCTGGATACGCACGTCATGACCTGCAGCACCTTTACGTTCTGCGGAAGTTACACGCCGTATGGGACCTTTCTCGATGGAAGAGACGGGTACTGGTATGGATTTGCGAATGAAGAGAATGCCTCCGGAAGTGCGACGATGTACTGGATCAGGATCAGCAAGGCAGATTATTCCTTTACAGAAGGCACCTGGATGCTGCCGAACGCGAAACTGCAGATCGTCGGGAGCGGCAAATATGAGAACTATCCGGAGATGGTTCATAAATCCGTCGTCCGGAACGGCTGCCTGTATGCTCTCTCATATGATAATAAAGGCGTTTACAAAATCAATCTGGCGAATCCGGCGGATGTGACTTTGCTGAAGCTTGGCTTTACGTCCGCAAATAAACCTCTGGGAAGTTCCGGGAGCAGCGAAGTGTATCTTACGATGGTAAATGACCTGATCATCGGCTGGGACTTCATGATCGATGTGAATGACAACGTGATCAGGACGGCGGGGACACAGCGGTTTGATCAGAATATCGGGTCACAGATCTTCCAGTACAGGGAGTACCTGACCTGCTTCTGCTCAAGCTACGGGACGGAGAGCCACAAGTGGTTTATCCTGACGCCTTATCTGGCGAGTATCAATAACCTGAGTTCGGCCGTCGTGAAGAATGCCGACAAGACGATGAAGATCACGTACACCCTTACGGAGGATACCTTGGGCAGCACCTCGTAAGGGCGTGATTGTCTGAGAATGTCCGGAGAATACCGGAAAGAGAAATCAGAGGGGAACGGTGTCAGAATAGCGGGTGACTGATTCAGCGACCATTACGGTTCTTTTCCGGTCTGCATCAGACCGCTTCTGCATGGATTTGAGTTCTTTCTGCTTCTGGCGGATGGAGAGTTCAAGCTTCGCCTTTTCGGCTTTTGCCTGTTCTTCGGCGGTCAGCGGCCGGATTCGGATTCCGGATTCATCGTATTCCAGCATGATGGTGTCTCCAATGGAAAATCCGAGGGCTTCCAGCCAGCTTCCTGCCAACTGGATCATAGGCGTGCTGGCGTATCCGCGGGCGGTTGCCCGGCTTTTGTACTGGACTTTGATTTTTTTCTGCTTCATAAGCGGCTCCTTTCTTTGAGTGTGTGTTGTTTTAAGTTGTCCTATACATCACTCAACCTCAGGAGAAAAGCAACGAATATCGCCAGCAAAATAAAGACAAATATAGCAGAGGGATGCTGTGCATCCTATACAGCGGGATTTAGGGAAGGAGATATTACTGATGATTGAATTTATCGCGAGATACTGGGTGCAGGAGCTTTTTGCTCTGGTCATCGCACTCATCACATGGCTGGTGAGACAGGTGAAATGTAAAAAGAAGGAATATAAAGTGTGGAATGAAGCCATTATGGCTCTGTTGCACGACCGGCTGTACAAGGCGTGCAGTTTTTTGATTCATAAGGGATTCTGTACGGTCGAGGATCGGCAGAATCTCGAATATCTCTACGTACCATACAAGGCTCTCGGCGGGAATGGAACCGTTGAGAGCCTTTATCATAAATGTATGGAAATGCCATTAACAGACGGGCATTCAAACGATGCCCGACACAGGGAAGAGGAGGAATGAAGCTATGGATTTTGAAATCGCTAGTGTGGTGGCAATCACGGTGATTGCTTATCTGATCGGACAGGGATGCAAGGCATCGGAGAAAATCTCCGACAGCTGGATTCCGGTGATCTGCGGGTGCGTCGGCGCGGTGCTTGGCATTGCAGGACTTTACCTGATGCCGGATTTCCCGGCAAAGGATGTGATCAATGCCCTTGCTGTCGGCATCGTGTCCGGTCTTGCAGCGACTGGTGTAAACCAGATCTACAAGCAGCTCACAAAGACAGGGGAGTGAGAGGAGGTGATCCTCGTATCTCGGCAGTCCCTTCCGTCAAAGGGACAAGGAACTACATGACTCTTCGGGTGTCACAGCCCGGAGGGCTTTTTCGTTAGGAGGGAAAGATCATGAGTGAGTTTCGAGGTATTGATGTCAGTCACTGGCAGGGAGCCATTGACTGGACAAAGGTAAAAGCGTCCGGCATTCAGTTCGCAATCATCAAGGCAGGCGGATCCGATGCCGGTTTTTATACCGATCCCAGATGGGAGGAGAACTATAAAGGAGCCAAGGATAATGGCATTGCAGTCGGAGCCTATTACTTCGTAGGTCCGGGATGCATTTCGTCGGCAGATGGAAAAGCGGATGCAGAGCGTTTCCTTGCACAGCTCAATGGAAAGCAGTTCGAGTACCCTGTGTATATCGATGTTGAGGCGACTCCTGCATCTGAAAAGGCTGGTGCGACTGAGGCAGCGATTGCATTCTGCAGGGCGATGGAAGCGGCTGGATATTACGCCGGGATCTACAGTTCCACCTATTCCGGATTCCGCGACCGACTGGATGATTCGAAGCTCACGCCATTCACCCATTGGGTTGCACAGTATGCAGCCAAATGCACCTATGGTGGATCCTATGGAATCTGGCAGTATTCGTCTTCCGGACAGGTGAACGGCATCAGCGGCAGGGTGGATATGGATGTTTCTTATCAGGACTTTCCGTCCATCATCAAGGCTGGCGGATTCAACGGATTCACGAAGCAGAGCGGAAATACGCAGACTGCCACACCGGTTCAGCCGAGTGCTCCCGTGCCACCGAGAAAGTCGGTGGAGGAACTTGCCCGAGAGGTTCTGGCTGGAAAGTGGGGTAACGGAACGGATCGAAAGAGCCGCATTGCATCCGCAGGATATGACTACGCAGCCGTTCAGGCAAAGGTAAACGAGCTGCTTCACGTACAGAGCAGACCGCAGGCGGTTTACTATACCGTGCAGCGCGGGGATACGCTCTCTGGAATTGCCAGAAGGTATGGAACCAGCGTATCCGCCATCCAGAAGCTGAACGCATCCCT